CATACAACATATATAAGTTGCTGCATACAAATTAATAATAGCTATATAGAAAATTTGGTACTTTTTAGTAGTTTAATAGTAAAAACCTAAAAATCAAAGAGTTAGCTTATTACGAAGAAAATGACCGGAAAAAGAGATAAACAATAGGACAATATTCACATTTTATGTTGGAAAGTAAAATCGAAAAAAAACTTGTTAGCCTGGTGAGAAGATTAGGCGGGGAGTGTCTCAAATTTGTGTCTCCGGGAAATGCAGGAGTACCGGATAGGATCGTCATGATGCCCCATGGGAAGATACACTTCGTAGAGCTTAAAGCCCCAGGAGAGAAACCCAGAGCACTGCAGATGGCTGTACATGACAGATTTAAGCGCTTAGGCTTTCCTGTTACAGTCATTGATTCCGTGGAAGGCGTGGAGGCCTTTGTAAGAGCACTTGAGGAGGAACAGCATGGAATTTAAAGCCCACACTTATCAGCAGTATACTATTGATTACATTCTAAGCCATCAGATCGCAGCGTTATTTCTAGACTGTGGCCTTGGTAAGACAGTCATCACTCTGACAGCGCTATGGTCGCTGATGCTTGACAGCTTTGACGTTAAACGCTGCCTCATCGTAGCCCCCCTGAGAGTGGCAAGAGATACCTGGCCTTCTGAAATTGCGAAATGGGGGCATTTGGAGGGGCTGACCTATGAGGTAGCCACAGGAGACGAGAAAACCCGTCTAAAGGCCGTTAAAAACGCTATGAAAGGTAACGCAAGAATAGTGATCGTCAACCGTGAGAACTTGCCATGGCTTATTGCTAAAACTCCATGGATTTATGACATGGTCGTGCTTGATGAACTTTCAAGCTTTAAGTCGTCAAAGGCTCTAAGGTTTAAAGCCCTCCGCAAAATACGCCCCCAGGTGAGCCGTATTGTAGGACTGACCGGCACACCTGCCCCCAACGGATACATGGACTTGTGGGCCCAGTTCAGAGTGCTTGATGAGGGTGAGAGGCTTGGGAAGTTTATAACGAGGTACAGACAGGAATACTTCACATTAGACCCTTTTAAAAAGTTTGCTGACTACGAGCTAAAGCCTGACTCTGTTAAACGCATCAACTCAAAGATCGCTGATATAACTGTATCTATGAGCGCCGTAGAACACCTCAAGATGCCCGAACTGCTAAAGCAGCAGGAGCTGGTTACCATGAGTCCTTCAGAAACGGAACTGTATAAACGGCTTAAGCGTGAAAAGGTCCTGCAGCTGAATGGTGATCTTGTTACAGCTAAAAACGCTGCCTCGCTTTGCGGTAAGCTCTCACAGCTTGCAAACGGTGCTATATATGACGAGGATGGCAACGTCTGTGAATTTCACTCTCGCAAGCTTGACGCCTTAGAGGACTTAATTGAGGAGGCTAACGGCAAGCCGGTGCTTGTAGCCTACTGGTTTAAGCATGATTTTGAAAGAATTAAAAAACGCATTCCAGGAGTTCGTGAGATTAAGACCAGTGAGGACATTAGAGATTGGAACGCAGGACAAATCAGGGTGGCTTTAATTCACCCTGCTTCTGCTGGTCACGGTCTTAACCTTCAGCAGGGTGGAAGTTTCATGATATGGTTCGGCCTTACCTGGAGCCTAGAATTGTACGAGCAGACTAATGCCAGACTGTGGAGACAGGGTCAGAAAGCAAAGACTGTGGTCATCAAGCACATACTTACGGAAGGAACGATAGACCGACAGATTTATGAGGCTTTACTTAACAAGCATGTAACTCAGAGCGCACTGATGAACGCTGTCAGAGCGCAGATTTAAGAGGAGAGAGCACATGAATATAATTCTTGAAAGTGCATTAAGCCATGGCGCTACGAGTGGAGAGTTCTATCTGCTTTTGCAGAATTACGGCATTTGGTCGCGATACTTCGGCTGCAGTGGTTATAAAGCTCACAGCTCTGAAATACTGCCAACTGCGATCATCGATGACGATACCGCCATGCTTGTGGAGAGTGCAGTAGTGAAGCTTAAGAAGTCAAGGCCCAACGTTTGGAAAGTTTTCCGTCAGCACTATATCGAGGGTCTTACCCCCGAGGTTATCACCGACAGGTTAAGATCTGAGACCCGAGGAAAGCAGGAGAGCCCATACAAAAGACGTAAAAACTACTACGAGGCAAGACCTGCAATAGATACAGCCCTCAGGCACATAAACGCAAGTGGTGTGAGAAGTTTATTAAAAATCGCTGAGAGTTTTATTTATGAGGATTTAATTGACTATAATAAACATTAAGTTAAGTTTTGCAGTTAAATCATAAACTCAGGTGTACAAAATCATGAAATTCGTGGAAATCGATGGTCATTTATACCGTTCAATTCGTGAAGTATGTCACAAATATGATATAAGTTATCAAAAAGTTAAGCGTCTCTGCAGACATTTCAGGAGAGCCTCTGAAGATCCACGTGTGGCGATCGAATGGTGCCTAGGTAAAGAGAAGTTTAACCCTGCACATGAGCCTAAGACGCATAAATACAGCGATGATCAGAAACTGGCGACTGAGCGTCAGCGCATTTTTATATGTCGCTGTCAGGAGAGCCTTGTGAAAGATTTTTAGAAATAAACCAAAAAGGTCGTTAATGGGTCGTTATTCTGGAATATACTATAAATCAGATAGTGTGAAAAAGTGTTACTCCGAATTCTACTTTTTAATTCCCATCACCAGAAACCCTGCCTCCGTGCAGGGTTTTTCGTTTTACAGGTTTTCAAAAATGATGCGTCATCTGACACCGGAATTTATTTATCTACTAATTGGCGCAGGCTGTTCTTTCGTCATGGCCTATCTTAGATCGGTGAAAAGAACTTTCGCAGCTAAGATTTGCGAGGCTTTGACCTGTTCTATGCTGTCTTCGGCCCTAATTCTTATCTCAGAATATTATCTTCACTGGCCTCTGGAGCTTGGTGTTGCTATTGGCACCTTCGTGGGTTTTCTTGGAAGCGACTACATTTCAGCCAAAGTTAAGCAGCTGATCAACGTTAAGGTAGACAAAGATGACAATGCACGTTAGTAGTCACGTAATCGCACTTATACAGAATTACGAAGGCTTAAGAACTACAGCATATAAGCCACTTAAGAATGAATCCGGCTGGACGATCGGTTACGGTCATCATGGTCCAGACGTAAAGCCTGGCATGGTATGTACTGAACAGTGGGCGTATGAGCAGCTAAAGCAAGACCTAAGACACGTTGAACATCAGCTGATTTCAGCGCTAAACGCAGATGAGATTGAAGTCACACAGGGTCAGTTCGATGCGCTGTGTTCTTTACTGTTCAATCTGTCAGGCGGAATACGCAGACTTGTTAAATTCAAGCTGTGGGCGAAACTCAAAGCCGGCGATGCTGAAGGCGCTGCACACGAGTTTCTCACTATCAACAAGGCTGGGGGCGTAGAAGTCAAAGGCTTAACACTTCGTAGAAGAACTGAAGCTAGACTTTTCCTATCATAGCGTTCGGAGGCTTTATGTTAAGCCGAATTTATGCCTTTATTGCCATAACCGTGGCAAGCGCGCTGTTTACCTTCACGGTTACACAACGATACTACGTTGAGAAGATCGAGCGCATATACGCTGAGGCTGATGCGAAAGCAAAAGCGGATGACCTTCAGAACCTGCAGAAACAGAGAGTCGCAGAGCAGCTGCAGCTAAACGTCTTGAACTCTATCGAGGGTGAGGCTCTTACCGAACATGACAAGATCAATTTTAGGTTTAATGCTTTTGCTACTGGCACTGACTCTTACAGCCTGCAGCACCCGAACCGTAACAGCGACAGTGACCAAGCGCTGTCCGGTACCTCCGCAGCTTCCGGCAAGACTTCAGAAAGCTGTGACTGTGGACGGCTTGGACAGACTTATAACCGACTTAAACGAAACTGCGGGATCATCGCAAAAGAACGAGACGAAATCGCAGTAGACCGTAACGAGTTAATCAGACTATACAATCAGGTACGTGCAACTTATGGAAATGAAGCTGAAAATCGAGTACAGGAAGGTAATTGACCTCTTGCCTTATGCTCGAAACGCTAGAACACACAGCGATGCGCAGGTGTCTCAGCTTGCAGCTTCGATTAAAGAGTTCGGATTCAATAATCCTGTAGCCATAGACGCTGACGGTATGATCTTATGCGGTCATGGTCGTGTCATGGCAGCGCAGAAACTCCATATGGCTGAGGTGCCTACTGTATGTCTTTCGCACCTTTCGGAAACACAAGTAAAAGCCTATATCCTAGCTGATAATAAGCTAGCGCTAAACGCAGGCTGGGATAACGACATGCTGAAGGTCGAGCTCGAGGATCTAAAAGACAGCGACTTTGACTTGAACCTCACGGGCTTTTCAGATGATGAGCTAAAGGACATCCTTGTTGAAGATCCTACAGAGGTGCAGGAAGATAACTTTGACGGTGAGCCTCCTGAAGTTGCCAAGTCTCAGTTAGGCGATATCTGGACAATGGGTGAGCATCGTCTAATGTGTGGCGACAGTACTTCTGAGAATGACGTTAAGTGCCTGATGCAGGGGGGGGGAGTTTGCAGACCTGCTTATCACCGATCCTCCATACAACGTAGCCTATCAGGGTGGGACAAAAGATAAACTAACCATCCTGAACGACAAACAGGATTCCGATTCGTTCAGACAATTTCTAAGAGACGCTTTTAGCTCCGCCGACACAGTCATGAAACCTGGGGCCGTCTTCTATGTGTGGTTTGCAGATCGTGAAGGTTATAACTTCTACGGCGCAGTACATGATGTTGGCTGGGTTCTGAGCGAAAAACTTGTGTGGGTTAAGAACAGTCTTATTCTCGGGAGATTTGATTATCAGATGCGACACGAACCCTGTCTGTACGGTTGGAAGGATGGCACACATCTGTGGGCCTCTGATCGTAAGCAGACTACCGTCATTGAAATGGACCGACCTGTACGTAACGAATTACATCCAACAATGAAACCTGTCGGGCTGTTTGATTATCAGATTAAGAATAATACGAGAGAAAGTGATGTTGTACTTGATCTTTTCGGAGGTTCAGGGACAACTCTTATAGCCTGCGAACAGAATGGACGTAAGTCACGTCTAATGGAACTTGACCCTAAATACGTTGATGTAATCGTTAATCGCTGGCAGAAGTTAACAGGTAAAGAAGCTGTAAGGCAGGACGGTATAAAGTTTAATGACCTATAAACCGAGGAATTGAACATGAGCCAGGGTAAGAAAGTCGTAATTGATTTAGAGAAGATTGAGAGCTATGCAGCTCTCGGTCTGACCCGTGAACAGGTTGCGCATAATCTTGGATTCACATCACGCACCTGGCAGAACTACAACAAAGACGGCTCTCTTGAAGAGGCCTACCAGAAAGGCAAATCAAAGGGTATTTCAGTAATCGCCAACGCACTGTACAAGAAAGCCCGAGAGGGTAACACCACCGCTCAAATTTTCTTTTTAAAGTGTAACGGCTGGAAGGAAGAATCAGCGGTTGAAGTCAAGAACACAGCGCCTGTACAGCTGATAATCAAGAACGATTTGAAGGATTAGAACTATGTCTGAATTAAGTCTCACACGCTTAATTGGACATGGTTACAAGGAGTTCTGGAACAGTAAAAAGCGTTTCAGAGTAGTTAAGGGAAGTCGAGGCAGTAAGAAGTCTGTGACTACCGCTTACTGGCTGATCATCAACGTGATGGCCTATCCTGAGGCTAACGTTCTGGTCCTAAGACGCTACGAGCGAACCCTGCGTGACAGCTGTTTCGCCGTTTTGCAATGGGTTTTAAATCAACTCGGCGTGGCCTCTTATTGGAAGGTGACTGTCTCTCCACTTGAAATGACCTACCTCCCAACAGGTCAGAAAATACTTTTCAGGGGGCTTGATGATCCTCTGAAAGTAACCTCGATCACGGTAAAGCATGGTGTGCTTTGTTGGGTATGGCTCGAAGAAAGCTATGAAGTCGAGAACGAGGACGTATTCAATAAGATTGAAATGTCTGTTCGTGGCAAGATGCCAAAAGGTTACTTCAAATCCTTCATTCTGACCTTCAACCCGTGGTCCGAGTGTTGGATTAAGAAGCGCTTTTTCGATAATCCTGATGACGATACGCTAGCCATGACGACCACCTACACCTGCAATGAATGGCTGGACGAAGCAGATCTTAAAGAATTTGAAAAAATGAAGGTGAAGAATCCCCGACGTTACCGTATCGAGGGGTTAGGTGAGTGGGGTATCTCGGAAGGCCTTATATATTCCAACGTAGAATGTAGAGACATCAAGCTTGATGATTTCGTAGGCAACCGCGAAAATATCGCCTTCTACGGTCTTGATTTTGGCTTTACCGACCCTACAGCCTTTGTAGGTGGGTTTGTCAATTTCGAGAAAAAAGAAATCTATATCCTGTTAGAACTGTATGAAGCTGGCCTTACAAATCAGGAAACAGCCGCAAGAATTAAGCAGCTGGGACTAAAGCATGAAATAGTCAAATGTGACTCAGCCGAGCCTAAGTCAATCGAGGAACTGAGAAAAGCCGGTATCAACGCTAAGGCAGCAATCAAAGGCCCTGACTCTGTAGGTTTCGGTATTCAGAAGATCCAGAACTTCAAAATCATTTACAGCCCTGAATGTGAGAACTTCGCCCACGAGATTAAGAACTACTGCTGGGAAAAGGACAGGTTAGGCAAGCCAACTGACAAGCCCGATCATGAGTTCTCTCATCTGATGGATGCAATGCGTTACGCCCTGTCAGACTTAAAGCCAAGTGCCCTTAATATTCCTGCAAGCAATAAGGCTGCACTGCTACAGCCTAGGTACAGAAGATAAAAGGATACTACAGCCGTGACCGATAAAGAGAAAACAGCTTATATCGTGGGTATGGCGGTAGCTATTGGCTTTAAGCTTGGGCTCCGCAAACGGGGGCTAAGCTTTGACGAAATCCCGAAAGACCGTGTGATTTTTAGATGGTCAAGAAAAGCTAAGAAAAGAATAGCGATCGACCCAGAAACTGGAGAGGTATCTGGTGTATGCGAACACCTTACTCCTAACAAGGCGACCGGCCCAAGCTTAGAAGGTTTCATAGGAAATAACCCAAAACTCAAGAATTTAAAATTTAGCAGACAAGCCCGTTTATATTTATACAAGTATTACAAAGACAAAAAGATAGAGAATCCAAAAGGATTAAAAGGGTGTAAGGTTTTAATCTTTACCGGTGCAGGGTTAAAAGAAACGGCTAACGGATTAAATCCAGACAAAGCTAAAATTTTGCCGTACCTTGAATATATCTATAAAACAGGAAAAGAGGTAGGCTGTTGTGGAAATTATCATGACAGCAGCAAAAATATAAACTTTCACTACACCCAAAAAATAATAAAAATCTCAGACGAGATCCTAAGAGTGACACTTGTAGCTAAGCAGGTAGGATCAGCCGCTTATTTTTCGCATTACTTTGTAGATAAGGCAGACCCGAATAAATAAAGGACCGGTCATCAAAGTGGCTTCCATACCCACCCCTGACCGGTCCTTTTCTTTAAGTATAGTCTAACAACGCAGCTAAATCAAAGTTTATAAGCAAAACACGTGAATAGCAGTTTTCTCTCACTTCTTTCTGTAAAAAAGGGTGTACTTCACAGTTATGAGCGTTCTGCAGGCGCATCGTCTCTCATATCCTGTAGACCGTTCCTAAGTGTGAAGTGATTTTGTGGTTAATTTGATATGTACAGCGGCGCACCGCGGTTTCGCTTCACACCTCAAATAATAGGACCCTTCCCACCTGCAGAAAGCAGGGCGCGTTTAGGGACAATTAGTCTTACAGCGCTTAATTATCGGAAAGATAATGCGTACCAGTGTAGGGCGCTGTTTTCGGGAAATTGACAGCAAAATAATTTCCCACCAGTTCCAAAGGAGCGTTGACTGAGTGGCTGAAAGTATCTGCCTACTAAGCAGACGGTCGTTTAACGGCTCGCAGGTCCGAATCCTGCACGCTCCGCCATGGCCCAATAGCTTAATTGGTTAAAGCAGACGACTCATAATCGTTGGAGTGCAGGTTCAATTCCTGTTTGGGCCACCATGTAGAAGTGACAGAGTGGCTAAATGTAGCAGACTGTAAATCTGCCGTTCAGAAATGAACTACATAGGTTCAAATCCTATCTTCTACACCAGTTTTAGCGGTTCGGTAATGTGTCGCATAAGAAACAACATTACTATTGCACATAAGAGTGCAGCTCATGCACCTAGTGCAAAGTCTTGTATCAGACTGGGTACCGTTTTAAAGCTGTGAACGAAATTACAACTAAATGAGCAAAAGTTGCTAGTAGTTGATGCAACTCTAAATAAAATCGCTACGTTTTCTATGTTTTCATACTTCTAAAAGCGTGTCTCTTTTTTCCTAATTTGAGAGGCACGCTTTTTCAGTTTTTGCAACCAGCCTCAAACGAGTTAAACACACATGCCAAGACCAAGAAAATCAAAGCTGTTCGATAATTCACAGCTTTTTATACCACGTAGAACCGTCCAGGCACTCGATTCGCTGGAGAAGGTGCGTAAGACCTTCGCATTACCTGCCAACGCTTCCGGACTAAGTCAGGAAAACCGTATGGCTATGGATTCAGCCTTTGACGCTGCGGGTGGTTACTCAGCGATCTATGAATCCTTTCAGCAGCACGCAACCGAGCTGGGGCAGTTCCCTATGACCAGCTTCGTAGGTTATGGGGCTCTTCAGCAGATCGCCCAGCAGGGCATGATTAGAGCCTGCATTCAGACCGTAGCTGATGACATGACCCGTAAATGGATTGACCTTAAAGCCGGTGAAGGTACAGATGCTGAAAAGCTTGACCACTTAAAGGATTTAATTGAAAACAAGTATCACTTAAGACAGGTATTCCATAAAGCCTTTGCCACCACAGGTTACATGGGTGGAGCTTTAATATTTGTGAAGGTTGGACTTGATAACAAGACCGCAGACCTAAAACTGTCATTTACTGATGTGAGTGCCGAACTTAAGCAGGGTGAAACCCTAAGCTTTATTGTTGTTGACCCTGTCAACTGCTCTCCAGCTGACTACAACTGCATCGACCCCCTTCAGGAAGATTACATGCAGCCTAAGCGTTGGTACGTTTTAGGCACTACGGTAGATGCGTCACGCTTAATACCTGTCGTCGATAACGAGCCACCTGTACTGTTAAAACCTAACTACAACTTCTTAGGCATTCCGCAGGCCCAAATATTGTGGGACTATGTGATGCACTTTAATGACTGTCGCGTAAGCACCGCAAGACTTCTAAACAAGTTAAGTCTGCTTGTGGTGCAGACAGATATGGATGCGGTGCTTACAGACCCTAACGGTGTTGCAAATTTCGACACCAAAATGGACCTTTTAGCCCGTTACAGAAACAACGATGCCGTTTTTGTCTGCGATAAGGACACAGAAGGTGTTATGAACGTACAAACCAGCATCGCAGGCTGTACTGACATCGTACGTCAGAGCCTTGAAATGGTCGCAGCCATTAACCGAACTCCTGCAGTTAAGCTCCTAGGCATTAGTCCAAGCGGATTCAATGCCACCGGAGAGAGCGACATCACAAACTACTACGACTACATCCATTCCAAGCAGGAACTGCACCATGACGAGATCCAGAAGTGCCTCGACGCAATTCAGTTAGTTGAGTTTGGGCACGTCGATCCTTCAATCAGTTTTGAGTTCGTACCTCTGTCTGAGGAGAATGCTGCATCTAAAGCCATGACTGCGCAGACCAAAATAGGTGCGCTAACTCAGCTTGTTGATCGACAAATCATGAGCGCTGAGGAGCTAAGACAGGCGGTAAAGCAGGATGACACCCTTGGGCTCTCAATGCTACCCGACGAGATGCCGGAAATGCCTGACGAGCATGACGACTTCAAGACCGATGAACCTCAGCAGAACCTGTTCAGCGGTATGAGCTCATCACAACCCGAGGAGCCTGACAATGGTGAAGAAGGTAAGACTCTGTAGAGCAGTAGAGTCCAATGTAGGAGAACGCAGAGCCTACAAGAAGCAACTTGTCAGGGTTCAAAAGGACTTTCAAGCCTATGTGCTAAATGAAATCTTTCAGGAACTTGAAAGACTGAACGCTTTAACCACAGATGCCAAACTTCCTACAGTGCCAAATCTTAAGGAGCTCAAGCGCAAAACGCTCAAGCTCCTAAGACGCGGTGTTGAGTTCGAGAAGTTCCTGCAGGATCTCATAGCCAAAAACTCAAAACACTGGCTGGATGCGTTACGGCAGGTTTCATCTGGTGTCGCGGAGCGTTTCGTTAAGAAGGCTATGACATCCTCTACCAATGCCCAGAAAGCTGCACTTATTGCCGCAGGTGTAAAGCCATCGCTGATTAAAGAACGCTGGTCTGTGCCTGTAGTAGGCCGACAGTACTTAAGCCCTAACGCTGCGTCTGCCATGCCCTCAATGATTAAAGAGAACGTGGAGCTTATAACTCACATCGGTGAGAACGATATCACTCGCATAACGGAAGTGCTGACTAAAGGCCTTCAGGAAGGCATGGATTACAACGCCTTAAGGCAGGAGCTTAACGCAACTAACGGCTTTGACGGAGCCAGAGCCGACAGAGTGGCGCTTGACCAGATCAACAAAATCAACCAACAGGTGCAGATCATGAATGCGCAGTCACTAGGCTGTACGCATGCACGTTGGAAGCACGTACCAGGCCAGTACACATCTCGCAAAACGCATATAGCCATGGATGGAAAGGAGTTCAATCTCAACGAAGGCCTATACGACGACTCTGTAGGTCGTAACGTGATACCTGGTCAACTTCCGTTCTGCAGGTGTACCTCAAGGGTCATTATTCCACAGGAGGCAATAACAGAATGAACAGACTAGTCTATGACAGGTCTCCGGTAGACTCTGTCAGAACCATAGATGACAACGGCTACTTGCACGTTGGCATAAGCAACATTACTAAGGAGCAGGTGGCACCCTATCTGGGTAGCGAAATTCCAGGCTTTGAAAAGCTGGGACTGAAACCGGACGAAATTTATAACGTCTACCGACCGGCATCCGAGCTGTCAAAGCCTGCAACAGTGGAAAGTCTTAACGGTATACCAATTCTACTGAAACACGCTCCCGACTCAGCGGAAGAACCCGCAACAAATCGCGTAGGTTCAACAGGAACTAATGCCGAGTGGATAGCTCCTTACCTGACAAATTCACTGCACATCCAGGACGCTGACGCTATAAGGCGTATTAACGACGGCACTATGCGTGAAATTTCGATGGGTTACTTCTATACCCCCGTGCTTCAACACGGTGAGTTTGAAGGCGAACCCTACGACTTAATCATGACCGACATCGCCTGCAATCATGTTGCACTGGTTGAGGAAGGTCGCGCAGGGCATGACGTCATCGTTAAAGACGCCGCCCTAAACCCAAATCTTCCTGCCGGTGGTGGTCAGGAAGAACCAGAAACATCATCGGAACTTAAACAGGAGAACGACGATATGAACGAGAAGGAGAAGGCACTAGCCGAGATCTTGGAGATCGTGGCTGGCGCAGGTATTGATCCTGAAGCTTTCAAGCAGAAGCTTGATGCGGTCATCAACCTTAAAGATGACAGCCAGGCAACTGATGAGGACACCGAAGAGTCTAAGGCATTCGCCAAAGGCGTCAAGTACGGTGAGGAGAAAGAAAAGGAAGAACCTGAGAAGCTAGATCGCGAGCATGAGTCCGAAGGCGAAGAACGCTATCTAGAAGAGAAGAACGAGGCTGAAGACAGCGACGAAGAAAACGACTTAACCGCAGACGCGGAGGAAGCTCTAAAGTCATGCGGCTTAGACGCTGACGACCCAACTGTAAAGGCCGCTTTTCAGCAAGGCTTTGCCTCAGGTGTGTCTTACGGTGAAGAAAAAGAAAAGGACGAGCCAAAGAAACTTGACAGCGAGCATGAGTCAGAGGGCGAAAAGAAAGCCCTGGGACAGGACTCCGCAGCCAAGATTGGTGCCATTGTAAGAGCTCAGGTCGAAGCTAAGTTTGACGCAATTCAGGAAACTTCAAAAAGCTTAGGTCGTGTGCGTGCATCTGCTTTTGATACAGCAGCCGATGTTTACAGAGCCGCGTTAAAGGCTGAAGGCGTAAACGTAGCGGGTTTAGCTAAGAGAGAATGTCGCACTGCTTACCGCGCTCTCATGATGGGACGTCAGTCAGCTAAGCGCGTAGCTGCAATGGACTCTAAGTCAAATAAGCCTGATGCGCTAAGCAAAATGCTAAATTCAATCAGAGTAGGAGAATAGTTGATATGCCATTACAGAAATCAGTAGGTAATTCCTACGCACTGGGCGTGCCAGGTCAGCAGGTCGTAGTAGGCCAGGCTGAGTACGCTTCATACAATCCATTGTCAGACGGCACCGTAAAGGCTGGTACCTTCTGCTTTAAGAAGGCAGGCACCGGTAACGGTGAAGCTTTTGCACACGCATCTGCAACCGGAGCTGCCAGCGATCTGCCATTAGGTTTCGTTGAAAGAGTGGTAGACACATACATCCCAACCGTTGGTGCAGATGCCACAGAAATTTATCCTGCGGGTGCAGCACTAACCGTTGCTATTCGTGGTCAGTTCTACTTCACCGCACCTGCAGCGATCACCTCAGACGGCTTAAAGATCGTTGTCAACCCAACCACAGGTGTTCTGGCTGTAAAAGCTGCTACCGAAGAAGGTGAGGTTGATACTGGCTGGACCTGTCGTATTCCTAACGGCGGAGCTTCTGCAGCTAAGGACGACATCGTGATCGCAGAACGCTTTTAATTAAGGAGCTTTATATAATGTCAAATTTATTTAACCAGGCTAAGGATCTAGGTATCTCAGCTCCTTATGCTAAGGGCTTTATGGCCTACGACGACGTGAACGGCCAGGTAGTAGTCAATGCCAAGCGTACCGCAGCCCAGCTTGCGATGGATGCTACATTAACACCTAACGTAGGTATTCCAGCTGCATTAACCACCTTCCTGTCACCTGAGGTTGTCTCCGTTCTGGTTTCACCTAACAACGCCACTAAGTTGGCGATTGAAACCAAACGAGGAGACTTTACAACCGACTTCTATCAGTTCCCTGTAGAAGAGATTGTGGGTGGAGTGCAGCCATATTCAGACTATGATCACGCAGTATCAACCGATGTGAACTACAACTATCCATCACGCGAAAACTTCCGTTTCCAGACTTCAATTAAGTTCGGTGATCTTGAAGTTGCAAAGGCAGCTGTAGCAAAGGTTGCTCTTGTAGCCCGCAAACAGCGTGCTGCTGCTTCAACCATCGCCAAGGCAGCAAACAGATTCTATCTGTTCGGTGTCCAGGGTAAGGCCCTGTACGGTTTGTTGAACGATCCAAATCTGAACGCAACCATTTCGCCTATAACTGTAGGCTCTAACTCTACCTGGTCGGCTAAGACCGCGGCAGACGCAGGCAACTCAGCAAATCTTGTATATGCAGACATCAACAAGCTTGTAAATGAGCTGTCAACAAAGGCGGGTGGCTACTTTGACGCCAACTCACCTATGGTTCTAGGTATTTCAAATACTAAGTTTCAGTATCTGTCCATGGCTAACACCTACGGTGTAACCGCTCTGCAGTTAATTAAAGCCAACTACCCTAATCTGACCGTCGAGCAGGTGCCAGAGCTGTCAACCGCTGCGGGCGACATGCTGTATCTGACCTTAAAAGAGGTCGACGGTGTATCAGTAGCCGAGGATGCATACTCTGAGAAGTATATCTTAGGTCGCCTGGTAGCCCATGAGTCAGCCTTCTCACAGAAGGCCTCAGCAGGTACCTACGGCGCCGTGATCAAGCAGCCTGCTTTCATTGCAACCATGACCGGTATTTAGTCAATACCCTTTAAAGACACATCCACTCAAGGCTCCGAGAAATCGGGGCCTTTTTTATTTACGCAATTCTTGGAGACAGACAAATGACATCAAAGAAAGTAACAGCAACCACTAAAGGTCAGGTAGTAGGTGCGACCACCGACAGGTCACAGACTGAAGCTCTTTCAGGCGCAAATGTAGTAACTCTGCGCGTTTCTTTAAGGCATCCTCACAAGTTCGATGACTTGCCAGATGGCAGGGGTGGGTTTAAGGAAGTCGTACTGCCCGGTCTTGACGACCACTTAAGAGGTAAGTCAAGCGGCATCTTAACAGCAGAAGGTAATGCTGTGTTTTTCCAACTCCCTCGAGAGGATTGGGAATGTATAAAGAAGAAGCACGGACAGGAGCAGATGTTTCTGTCATGGCATGGCAACCCTCCCTTAGTGTCGGAGATTGAATCGGTAAACGCAGCTAAATCAGGTGCTTATAAAGATGACATCGAGGCTACTGATACAGGCTTAGCACCCCAGGACCCCGCAAAGCTGAATGTGACCGAAGCACCGAAGGCCGAGTAAGCAAGGACCTAAAGCATGAGCAGTGTAGTGTTTGACTATGAAGAGTTTATAACCCGATTTGATCATATCGGTAAGGCTGTCGCAGATGGCAAGCTTACCGAGACAAGTGTGACCGCTGCTTATGACTCTATAGCGTCATGGCAGGGCGCAGATGATAACAGCATCTATCCATATGATCCGGAGAATGGGATCACTTTAAGAAAAGATGTGCTGTATCTCATGACTTGTCACATTCTCACTCTTCAGCTGTGGTCAGGAACTGGTCAGAGCGGAAGAATTGCAAGCGCATCGCAGGGCAGCATCAGTACGAGCTTTGATTTACTAAAGTCAAGTAAAGACCTACCTAACTACTGGTATCAAACTCCATGTGGTCAGCAGTTCTGGATGATGACCGCAAGTTACCGTGTAGGCGGCAGGTTTTACGGGGTACGTAACTACCATCCGTGGGGGTAACAATGTCGACACTGGAGATCAAGTTACCTAACTTCGAGAAGCTGCAATCGCAGATCAGAAGGGTAGGCGACCAGAGGCTTAAGATAGGCGTCCTTGAAGGTGCCACTTATCCAAACGGAACCCCAGTAGCAAAGGTAGCCGCATACCTCGAATACGGCTGGACTCAGACCGTCACCGAGAAGCAGCGCGGGTGGCTGGCCGCAAACGGCATCCACGTTAAGTCAAGCACCGTTTTAAACGCACCTGCTCGTCCGTTCTTCGAGGTCACTTATACGGCTAACCGTAAGAAGTGGGTAGAGCTGGCGCAGAGCTCCATGAAAGGCCTAACCGATGATCCAGTCCAAGCACTAAACAAAATAACCCAGGCCTTAACGCTTTTAGGGCTAACCGCCCAGCAGGACATCCAGGACGCAATCATAGACGGTGGTGTGGGAGGTTCGAGCTTCGCGGTTCGCTCACCTATGACCATGGCGCTATATGGCAATCTGCTGCAGTCGGGAAATCACCGAACTGATGACACACCCAACCAAACTACCAGACGCAAGCCTTTATACAAGTCGGGCATCCTAGAAGGTTCTATAGCCTTTGAGATCGTGAAGGAATAAAACCCATGAGCATGAATCTGCACGCGATAGTACGCGGCGCCATAACACGCGTCCATGACGATCAGTCCTTCTCGATTTTGCGAAGCCTGCCAACCACAGTGGTCAACGGCGTAAGGGTCTCACAATACGAGAAGATAGACGGCTTCACGGGCAACTTCCAGAGCGAGGGTGACGCGGCGCTGAGCTACTCAAACAACGCCGCGCAGAATACCATCGTGCGCCGTCTATACCTCTATGCCACAGATGATAGGGCAACCAGACCCTGGACCATCTACAGGCCCTTGGCAAGAAGTGGCGATTACGTAGTCAACGCCAAAGGCGAATACTGGAAAGTCGAGGCCGTGGTGGAAGATTTCTCAGACGATGGCTGGGAATTGCTGCGCGTGACCTTTCAGCAGACGGAACCCAAGCTAGCCATAGTAGAGCCTACCACAGAGACAACTGAGGAGGGGTAGAATGAGTGATTTAATCTCTTATCAGTATAAGAACCTTCACTCCGCGCTCTATGCATTTTTGTGTGCTTACATAACTCCAGCGATTGAGCCAACTCAAGTTCTCGCAGGTGATCAACAGAACATGGTGCTACCTGAGAATGAGGACTACGTGATCTACACTGTATCAGGTCTGACCCGACACGGAACAACCTCCGAGGACTACGACCCGGATGGAGAGACGCTGTCGTTGCATGAGCTGAACGAGGTGGTGGTCAAGGTTGACTGCTACGCTGACAGCACCAACTCAACGCAGGACGATGCGATCCTCAGGGCCCAGATACGAGCAAACAACTTAAATACCTTGTTCAGGTCAAGCGTAGCTCCCGATTTTTTTAAGAGCTACGGCATATCAGCGTTATATGCAGACGACGCCCAGAATACAACTCTGGTGAGCGATTCACAGCAGTACCTGCATCGCTGGACTGTAAATCTTCATCTTTGCTTCAAGTCATCAGTAGTTGTATCACAGCCAGGGTTTACTCATATGGACGTCATCATGAATTCAATAGTTACCGTGGCCGAGGCAGAAGCAGACCCGATAGCAGCAGGAAAGCTCCACGTCGCTGACGTTGACGTAAAAATACCTAACTAACAACCAGGAGGCCTTACAATGGCAATCTCAGCATCTCAGATCGTACAAGTCCTGCCTCGAATCCTCACAGGAACAGGCACCGACTTAGTATTCAACGGCATGGTCCTAGACGATAACGTCTTATTGCCTGCTGCCACACCTCTTTCATTCAGCTCAGCAGACGCTGTAGGTGAATATTTTGGGCGCACCTCTGATGAGTACAACTTTGCGGTCGTCTACTTTGGCGGTTACAACAACTCACAGATCAAGCCAAGTCTTTTATACTTTTATCGTCTAACGCCAAGCGGAGCTGCTCCGTTTGTTCGTGGCGAAACTTTAGTCCCTGCTACAGCATTAGCAGCAATTAAGGCTGTAAGCGCAGGTGACCTTAAGATCAGTCTATCAGGCACTGAGTACACCGCAACAGGTATCGACTTCTCCGCCGTAACCTCATTAAGCGACGCAGCCTCTGTCTTACAGACAGCGCTAACCACACAAGGCGCAGGCGTAACAGTAGCTTACAACTCAGTGAATAACGCCTTCACCATTACCTCAACCGCGGTAGGCGAGCAGGAGTCAATCACCGTACCAACCGGAACCGCAGCAGTGGCTTTAGGATTTAATGCCGAAACAGCCACCGTATCGCCTGGCGAGAATGCAACCGACGTTGTAGGTTCAATGACTACACTGACTCACCAGTTCCAGAACTTCGTGACATTCACTACTCTGGCAGAACCCGAAGACGCCGATGCCTTAGCGCTGGCAAACTGGGTATCAGCCCAAGCCAACGCCGGTACTATGTATCTATACATTTGCTGGGACAGCTCAAAGGCAAATCTTGACACGACCAATACCACCGTGATCGCAGAGCAGATCAAGGCATTAAATGCAACAGGAACCACGGTAGTATACCCAAGCTACAATATTGCTGCTTTTGTTATGGGAACTGCGGCATCTATCGCATGGGACCAAACAAACGGCACTATCACATTTGCCTTCAAGGCGCAGAGTGGTCTAGCAGCTGACGTAACCGACACACAGCATAGCGTCGCTTTACTTGAACACGGCGTAAACTTCATCGGCAACTACGCAACAAGAAATGACAACTTCGTCTTCTTCTACAACGGCCAGATGTTCGGCGAGTGGTTATGGATAGACACCTATCTAAACGCTTGCTACTTATGCAACAAGCTGCAGGTTCAGCTCATGGCCATGTTCACCAGTAATCGCCGAATCCCTTACACCTCAGCAGGATACGCAATCATCCGCGCCAACTGCCGAGACGTTATCGAAGCCGCAATCAACAACGGCGTAATCGACATCGGCGTTTCATTATCTAACGCCCAGAAGTCACAGCTTACCTCAGAGCTAGGTGGTGACTTCTCAGACGAGATTTATAGCAACGGATACTACCTGCAGGTCTTAGACGCAACCGCTCAGGCAAGACAGCAACGTGTATCTCCACCTTGCAACTTGGTATACACCTACGGTGGAGCAGTCCAGAGACTGACCGTGCCTGCAATCGCAGTGGTTTAATAGGGGGCAACTAAATGAGCTTTGACATTACCAGCGCAAACGCAACTTTAATTCTAACAGTTGAGAACCTCTACCCAAGCGGCGTTAAAATTGAGGGTTTCTCAACAGACAGTAGCTTCGCTATGGACGACGACACCATCGCTGAAACCCACATGGGAGTAGACGGCAAACTGACCGCGGGTTACACCCCTAGTGAGAAGAGCGTCACCATTACCCTGGACGCGGGCTCTCCTTCATACGAGGTGCTATGCAATATTTACAACACTTCAAAAACAAACATGACTGTGCTGGAGGCTTCAATGCAGATAACTGTCCCGGCCTTAAGAAAGGAATTCAGCCTAAAGAACGGCGTGATGGTAACCGGTCACCCGCTACCAAGTGGCGAAAAGGTCTTAGGTAACACCAATTGGACCTTTCATTTCGGTAAGTTTGACACATCATCAATCTAGAAGACGCGCGTAAGTATAAGTCCTGCCTCTCGGTGGGGCTTTTTTGAGGACACCCAATATGAGAACAACTAAGAAAATTACAATCACCGATAATGGCCACAACTACGACTATCTTTTGACAAAGATGTCGGCATTAAGCCTGCAGAAATGGTCAGAGAGAGCCTTCTCAGTTTTAATCGAGACTGGAATCTTAGAGCAGGAAGCCATAAGTAATGATTTTTTGACAAACCTAAAGACCGTATTTGAGAACCTCAACGGCTCAACCTTAAGCTGTCTAGGCAAGGTCAACTGTGACCGCATGGACTCTCTGATTTTAGACCTAGTAGGCAAGACCGCAGAACGAGTCGTAGGTGCAAGCAAAATCAGAGTATCAGAGACCGACCTCGAAGCCACACTAGAGGACATGAAGTCCCTGCTAGAGCTTGAGAAGGAGTGCCTCTTTATAAATTTTCCGATGTTTGCCGCCGCAGGTCTGTCAGACTCCCAGCCCTCAGACCAGACGGAAAAACCTACTACCAAACAACGAACATTGATAAGACCTTCTCGATCTTAATTGCGAATCGGCTTGCAACTCTACGCGAGCTTGAGGAGTACTACTCCATGGACGACGCGCTGGACATCTTAGAATGCTGGTCAGTGAACCAGTACAACACGTACATATCAAACCAACCAAGCAAAAAAGACCAACTACCAAAGAGGTTCTAAGCCATGGCTTCAATTTCCGATACCATCTTTATAAGTCTAGGACTTAAGACCGCAGACTTTAGCAAGTCAATGGATAAGGCTAAAGATAACGTTAAAAAGACCTCGTCCGAGCTAGCCAAGGGCGCAGACCAGGTAGCCGGAAAAGCAATAGGCCAGCTGGCAGGAATTGCCCGCATGGTGGCAGCTCCACTAGCCGGAGCCATGTCCATAGGCTCAATGATCAAGTCATACTTTGGTGGCGTGGCTCAGGTAGCCCAAATGACAGGAGCCTACAGTCCTAAGCTTGACGAATGGCGCAAAAAGAGAGCACTTCTCAACCGCGTAACCCGAGAAGACATCCAACTCTACAAGAAGAGTCGCGAGGCTCTGACCAAGTTCCAGATCACCATGGCCGATCTCTCGGCTAAGATCATGCGACAGACTTCTCCTGCGGTAAACTTCCTCGCGGAAATGCTAACCAAAGTCAGTGACTGGGTGGATGCGCACAGCAACGACATCGTTCGTTTTATAACTGTTGTTGCGTCTCTGATAGGAACCGCGCTCATACCAAGGCTCTTGAAGATGGCAGCGGCCATGGCTATGAACCCGATCACATGGATAGTCGCAGCACTCATAGGCCTGGCGGCGGTCATTGACGACTTGATCGTCTGGCTAGAAGGAGGGGAGTCAGCCCTGGGCGACTTCTGGTCTATGTTCGGATCACGCGAAGAGGTCCTCGAGAACATTCAGAAAGCGATTAAATGGGTAACAGAGACTTTCAAGGAGCTATGGGAGAGCATAAAGACCGGATTCAAAGCAGCCATAACCTGGCTCGATGAGTTCTGGACCTCATGCAGCGGAACAGACCGAGTGCTAGACGCGCTGCGTGAAGCCTTCGGCTCGGTAATGCAGACCCTTGAAGACATGGGAGTAATCTGGAATTATCTGGTCGGGCTCCTTAAAGACAACGGCTTCTTAGACGATCTAGGCCAGGCCTTTGACGGCGCCATCGACTTTATCCTTGGCCTTTTTAGATTCTTTTTCGCAGGACTCCAGGCAATTATGGGGCTAATTAAGGGGCTTCTAACCGGCGACTGGGGATCCTTTACAGAGGCAGTCAATAAGGCGATCGACGCCGCGAAAGAGGCCTTTGGCGGCTTATGGAAGACCGTTAAAGCGATCTTAAATCAAATCTGGGAACTTGCAAAAGATATTTTCAGCATGATCGGAGACTCCATTAAAAACGCGCTAAGCATCGACGTGGATAAATGGACTCAGAAGCTCGATCCAAGAAACTGGTTCAAGAGCGACGCGCCAGAAGTCATGAATGAGGGTCTGCTCGCAGCTCGAGGTACTTCAAGTATGAACGCTGACAATCGCTCAACCACCGTGGACAGTCACGCCACCCTGAACATAAACACCTCAAGTCCAGCGGTAGCAGAAATGGCCATCGAGAAGGTGGTACCAGGAAGCAGGTCAAACTACGTCGACCAGAGCGCTCAGGCACTATCATAAGAGGAGCCTATCATGGCGGATTTTAAAGAAGGCACAACCAACTGGCAGGACACCCTAAGCAAGGGTGCCGGAGCAGCCACCAACAAGGCCGTAGCTTACGGCAACAAGTGGTTAGACAATAAGATCAATTTTGGTCTTAACTATGCTAAGAACTATGCCCGTAAGTTCGACTTCTTCGGCATTCTTCCCGAGCAGTGGACTCTGTTGGATGACGCCGGTGAGAAGATCTTCGAGTTTGACAGCTTCTCGAATCTGAATCTCAAATCCGAAAGCAAGGTAATCCAGGCACCGGTGGAGAATGGTAGTTTTGTGATGTACAACAAGACCAATACTCCCCTAGAGATCAGTTGCACCTTGATTAAGAAGGGGTTTCCAGAAGATTTACAAACATACGTTGACGCTTTGCTCGAGTACGCAGACAGCACTAAGCTGCTGTCAATCGTTACTCCCGACCGCGAATATCAGAACATGAACCTGACCTCGGTCAGTTTTTCCCGCTCAGCCGAAGGAGGAGTGAATCTGATCATGGCCGAGTGCGCTTTCACTGAGATACGTCAAGTAACTCCTGAGTACACCTCAGCCCGAGTAGGAAAAAAGGTTAGCCGTGGTCGCCAGCAAGGCAAACCGCGCTCAATGCTTAGCTACCTCAAAGGAGGTTTTAAGTAATGACCGAAGTACCTCTAATCGCAACTCCTAACCAGGAGTTGGCAATCGAGCTTGAAGAGCAGGACTGCACAATTCAGGTACGCCAGCTAGGCAATTACACATATCTGACCTTATGGGTTGACTCGACTCTAATCGTTGAGAACGCGATCTGCATGCCAGGAGTAGCTATTTTGCAGGGTTACGTTCATGGCTTTCGTGGCAACTTTGTGCTGGTGGACAGCTCCGACCCAAACAACCAGCAGCTTTCAAATTACACTGAGCTAGGCTCAAGATTCCTCCTTCTTTATTTAACCGATGAGGAGATCAATGAGTATTCTTAACATTTTCAACGCCAGCGCCCGAGCCGCATCGCCTAGCAACAATACATCCTTTAGGCGACGTAAGATAAGAGTTCAGGTGACTCTTTCAAAGGGCCAGTTCAAGAATGGCGAAGGCAACACCATCATCCTTGACGACTTCGGCGTCGTAGCCAAGATTGATAAGTCGGGACCTCCAGAGTTCGGAAAAGCAAGCGTTGAGATTTATGGTTTGAGCCTGGACGTTATGAGCCAACTCTCCACGCTGAACATGCACCCGCTATTCACTCGTAAGAATTATTTAAACATTTTTGCGGGCGACGAGTTCTCGGGACTTTCGCAGATCTTCGCAGGCTCTATCACTAGTGCCTCCGCAGATTTCAACGGAGCACCGGAGGTGAAGTTCAAGATTGAAGCTCGCGTAGGTTTCTTCGGCTCGGTCACCGCGCAGGGCCAGGGTGTGGTAAGCGGTACACAGCCTGCCGCGGATTTCATCTCCCGCCAGGCCAAAGCGGCGGGTCTAACCTTTGAGAACCAGGATGTAAGCGCTCAGATTAAGAATTCCGTCTTCACCGGCTCTCCAATCGAGCAGGCACGCCAGGCAGCAAACCAGATAGGTGCCGAGTTAATCATCGACGATGAGAAGATGATCTTAATTAAGAACGGTGGCAGCGTGAAGGGTAACGTTCCGGTGCTTTCAGCCACTAGTGGCATGATCGGGTACCCGGTCATGACCCAGAACGGCATCGAATGTAAAGCAATATTCAATCCCGACTTCCGGTTCGCGGGCCTTGTCGAGATTAAGTCGATGGTGCCAAAGGTATCAGGCCAATGGAGAATCACCAAGCTCTCCCACAGTCTGGCCGCGAACCTTCCAAGCTCCGGACAGTGGGAGAGCAGCATCACGGCTTACTATCCACAGCTAAGTGGCGCAATAGGCAAGTTCATGTAAGGAGACCACATGGGTGCGACTGATATCAATGAGAAAAACAAGCGTCCGCTTCACGGCGTGTACGCCGGAAACTCAGAATTCAATGCAATCAATCAGCAGATAGAGGCACGTCTCCAGAGGCTAGAGACAATGTTCTTAGGCCGTGTGGACAGCTGTCAAAGCTCCGGAGTAGCCGGGTCAAAGACCGTAAACGCCACTCCGCTAACCCAAATGGTCGACGGCAACGGAAACGCTTACGCCTCTCCGGCTTATCCTGCGCTGCCACACTACCGACTACAGCAGGGAACCGCCGCGATCATCATGAATCCACGCCCGGGTGATATCGGTGTCTTCGTTTGCAGCAAGCGCGACATCTCGAACATAAGTCAGGGGAAGCAACCGGGGCCACCAGGATCAACTCGTAGCTTCTCACCCTCGGACGCCGTAATGATAGGAAGCATTCACACACAGACACCAACGTACTACATCGACTTTACCGATCAGGACAAGATCTTAATTCATGCTCCGGCTGGTGTAACCATCGAGAGCGATGCCTTTCTACAGGTCAAGGCACCGGAAGTAAGCGTAGAGGCCACAAAAGTAACTGTCAAGGCCTCGAATGTAACTCTAGACGCGTCTGAGACCACACTCACCGGACATCTGACTGTGCAAGGTGGTATGACTGTAAGCGGAGGCAGTGGTTCAAGCATGAGTGGCGACTTCGCACTGGAAGGTTCAATGCACGCAACTGACGATGTAACCGCAAGCGGCATCTCGCTGAACAGCCACGTCCACGGAGGCGTTCAGACGGGTGAAGAGAATACAAGTGGACCAAGCTAAGGATGAATCGATATGAGCTCATCACACACTTTAAAACTCGAGGATGACTGGGACCTTCACGTCGACCCCGCAGGAAATCTACCTGTAAGCTACGACGCCTACAGCATCGCTCAGAATGTAGCTAACGCTTTTAGACTTTTCACTGAAGACGCTTGGTACTTTCCCGAGAGAGGCATAGCTCACTTTTTAATAGAACTTAGAAAAGAACCAAGGCTAAACGTCCTCAAGTCAAGGCTACGCCAGGCGGCGCTCAACGTTGCGGGGGTAAAGGACTGCGAGATTTCTCTGCTGAACATAGAAGGCCGAGACTTAAGCGGAATGGCAACTCTAACATTAGAGAGTGGAGAGATATACAATGTTGAACTTTGACAGTCAGACCGGCTTCTCGGTTTCAGAAACATCAGATATTCGCGACGGGGTATCCCAATCATGGGTAGAGGCATTCAAAGAGCAGGGCCGACCTGACCTCAATACGGACCCCGAGACCCCGCAAGGTCAGGTCATAGACTCACAGACTGCGGCCATTCATCAGAAAGATGTGGAGTTGGCCTTTTTAGCGCAGCAGTTCAACCCGCAGACAGCCTCCGGTCGCTGGCAGGACGCGCTGGCTAAGATCTACTTCATTAGGCGCAAACCGGCAATCAACTCAACCTGTGTATGTACGCTTACTGGAATCGATGGAACCACCGTAACCGCTGGCGCGCTAATTCGATCAAACTACGATCAGACATTATGGTCATTAAACAAAGACGCAACTATAGGCCCTGACGGAACTACAACGGCGACCTTCACCTGCCAAAGCGAAGGTGCTATCCAGGCCGGAGCTGGAACCTTAAATCAGATCGTGACAACCACACCCGGGTGGGATGCGGTAACCAACACCGCAGCAGCTGAGGTAGGCCAACTGGTGGAGAGCCAGGCAGCCTTCGAGGCTCGACGCTATCAATCTGTAGCACTAAACGGCAGAAGTACAACCACAGCTGTATATGCTCGAGTCGCAGAGGTTGACAGCGTCATAGCAGCTTACGTCACTGACAATAAGACCAACGTCAACAAGACCATCGACGGATACACGCTGTCTCCGCACTCAATCTACGTAGCTGTTATAGGTGGAGCCGATGACGACATCGCTAAGGCGATCTACAACTCGGTAAGCGCAGGTTGCGACTACAACGGCAACACCACTGTGAATGTAACCGACCCGAACACAGGAGGTGTTGAGGCTGTAACCTTTATGCGACCAACTCAGCTGCCACTGTATGTGAAGGTAACACTTCAAGACGACGGTAACCTTTCGGACGGATACAAAGCAATCGTGCAGCAGGCGGTTTATAACAATTTCTACGGCTTAGACACCACGACAACAATTAGCGGAGAAGCAATTCTTCGTGTCATCATGAATACAGACCTCTACGCTTCACGCTTCCTGCCTTCGGTTTTGAACGCAGGCATCAGTCAGCTTTTAAGGGTGGAGATTTCAACCGATAATAGCACCTGGGTAGATTTTATCCACATACCAATCAGTAATGAACCAACCCTCGAACTTGAAAACATTCAAGTCGTCGTAGCATCATAAGGAGTGGATCATGGAAGCAGATGACAACTTCTACATAGATGCGACGGTTCAGTCACAGTACGCAGCATCACCTCACATAAGAGCGCTCGTGGACTCGTTCTGGAAAGCTATCAACCCAGAGGCCGACATCAACGAGATATATCAGAACATGGTCGACCCAGACACTGCAGTCGGTTTTGGCTTGGATGTCTGGGGCAGGATCGTAGCGATAGGACGCGAATATATAGCCTTAGACGAAAACACCAAATACCTAGGCTTCAATCCGCCAGCAGGAGTAACAAACCCAAGGCTGAACTCACTGAACAATGCGCCTTTTTATAGGCCAGTGGACGGAAAAGTCAGACTCGCAGACAACGTGTACCGTACATACATCTTCATTAAGGCGATGATTAACATCGGCACCGGAACTCTGGCAAGCATCAACGCAATGCTGAATTTTATGTTTCCGAGCACGAAGATCTGCTGTATTCATGTTGACACAATGGTTTTGCGACTCGTTATACAGACTAGGATAAGCGCTGCGGACAAGACTGCATTGCTACAGCTACCATGGCTCCCCGCGGGCGTAGGTCTTGAGCTGTACCAGGTCGTAACTCCGACCTTCGGATTCAACGGTTCCGGTCTGATGCCTTTCAATCAGGGAACCTTCGCAACCTACAAAGTAACCAGCAATCAATAAATAGAGGACAAAACAAATGGCCGTATTCAACGAACCAACTCAATGGGATCACACCCTAGGCAGCAACGCTGATACCTCAACTCTGCCTGACGACGCAGTCGCAACCGCAGGTATCGCATCACTTCAAAAACTATTCCAGATCATCAACTCCACTCCACTAGAGGCTGGAGGTATTGCACCGGACCGTGAGGACGTCAACGCCCTTTTTAAATACCTGGGCGATCAGATTTTCTATACCCAGAACGGAGGAATCCCAAGCTACAACGCTGCCTACGATTACATCCCAGGACGCGTAGTCCTTTACACCGACAACAATCTTTATAAGTGCATCCAGGCCAACGGGGCCAACTCCACAGTAGTCGCACCAACAGACAGTACTTACTGGTCTCAGATTCCTACATACACTGACTTACCCGATCCGATTCCTGCCGGAGTTATTCTGACTTTTGGCGGCTCAACCGTACCTGAAGGTTTTTTACTGTGTAACGGTGCCGCAATCTCAAGAACTACCTATGCAAAACTATTTGCTGCAATTGGTACCCTATATGGTGCTGGTGACGGTGCAACGACTTTTAATTTGCCAGACATGAGAGACAAATTTGCCGAGGGTGCAGGTGGTACTTATAGTGTTGGTACAGCCGTTGAAGCTGGATTACCTAATATTACTGGTAGTGTAGAAATGTTTAACATGAATGCATTGTCTAGAGTAACAGGAGCTTTTGACTATGTTAGAGATGGAGGTGGATCTATTCAAAGCGTAGACGGAGGTATTGGTTATAATATTTTTAATATAGATGCCTCTAGAAGTTCTGCATTATACAGTACATCTGAAACTGTACAACCATCTTCATTAATATTTAATTACGTAATTAAATATTAGAGAGTTAGGCTGTAC